AAAGCCGCCTGAGCGTCTCTCATGCGGTCTGAGCGCGTCCTGAGCCGCTGCTTTGTCTCTGCGGCGACTTTCTTCTCGGCTTTCTGGTAGATCTTCTGCCCGGCAGCGCTGCGCGAGAACTCGATCAGATGCTCCATTGAGCAGAATGCTTTCAGCGATCCGATCACCGCAGTCTCGGCGGGAACCTTCTTGCGGCAGAGCGAGCAGCGTCTAGTTCTCATCGATCAGACCGAGATGGTCTGCGTACGGCTTGATGTACTTGCGCCAGTATTCCAGCTCGACGGCGATCAGCTCGTTGTACGTCTCTTTGACGAGCTTTCGGTCGAGATTAGCCAGCCCGATTTTGAGCTGGTCTTCGGCTTTGTGTACTGGTTCGAGTAAGTGAGCGGCCATGATTGCCTCCATTAGAAACCCGAGAGTATCAGATCAAGTCGCTGCATATCCGTAAGATCGCGGATGTAGGCGAACTGAGCGTCTACCCTTTCCGTATGTGACTCGGTTTTGTCCCCAGCTCTGACTGAGTGACCTATCTCGCCCCAGAACTCCGATTTCTCGCAGAACCCGAGCAGATATATCTCGTGATCGTTGGCGTAGGCGAAAACGTAGAGATCGCAGTCCTGTCGCTCCTGCGACTTCGGGATGCGCACCATATAGTCCGGCTTTGGCTCGCCGTGCGTCTTTTTGGTCTTAACGTCGATCCGGTAACCTCCGACGACGAAATCATAGTTGCGGGAGTCGTCTGCCGAGTATTCGAAATCAATATCCAGATCGGTGAGCCAGCGCCCGAATGCCATCTCGCCGAGTGTCCCGGTAATCTGTCCGGCTCCGTCCTTCACAATGGTCGTCGCGTTGAATGGTTCGCCCGTGTGCTTGATGTGAGCGTAGTTTATCCAGTTGTGTCTAATAATATATTTAACCATTTTTGCTGGGCCACTCCGGTACTTTGATTCCATGACTGGTCGCCAGATGGCGAGATAATGTTTCGTAGATCTTGCTGTACTCGGCTCGCTCCGGGTCTTTCGTCGACTCGTCCCCGGTCATTATCCGCTGGATCGGTCGCCAGAGATGATCCTTTGCCGATTGCACTGTCCACGGTATCTCGACTGTCGGCTTGAGCGTCTTCCGCATATCCAGCCCGGAGTCATTCAGCACCGTCGCCAGATGCCCGAGCCAGAGATGGAGTGCGCTGTTCTGCGCCATCGTGCGCGGCTTGGTCGTCGTGTACTGAACGGCGATGTGCCCGTGCTTCTCGTAAAGTTCCTCCATGCGGGCCATGAATCGCTTTTTCGACTCTTCGCTATTTACCGTGAATCCTTCCATCTAATCCCCCGTCTCGTCTGCGTAATCCGTGCCGATCTGCTCTGGAATGTGAACCCGGCAATCAATGTCTCGATGCAAGCGCTTGGCCAGACTGTAGGCGACGGCTTGCCCGGTGAACGATCTGTCCGCGTCCGCGAAGATGTGCAGCGTTGCGACTTCCTTCGGCGGCTCGAACTTCTCCAGCATTCCGGCGGTCGCTGCTGCCCAGCATGGAATCTTGAACTTCTCCATGACTGCGAGAGCTGTCTCGACGCCCTCCGCTATTCCCATCTCTGCATAAATATCAGTGAGCCTGATTGCGCCCCCAGTCGTCGGTCTGCATGGCGGCATGATCTTTTTCGGTGACGGAACGAGCGCTTTCTGGCCGTTCGCTGATAGATAGGTAACGTGCATAGTCGCCGGGAGTCCGTTCTTATCTGAAAAGATACAGACCATCGCCGGATGCTTGCCGAGTGACTTGCCGCCGTCCCAGTATTCAAGCCCGGGATGAAACCCGATCTTTTTGCAGTTCTTTAGACCGCGATTGCGCAGATACAGAATCTTCGCGTTGATCTGCGACTCGTAATCCAGCCCGGTTCGCATCTGCTCCAGCCGTGACTTGTTCTTGGCTAGATCTGGCTCGACTGGCTTGCTTGGCTTTATGTCGCCGACCATCTCTTTGATCTCCGCAGCGACGGCAGACTTGCTCATCCCGGTGATCTCGGCAGCTAGATCCCAGCCTGAGCCATGCCCGCACTGATTGCAGTAGTATTTCCCGTCGCCGTTGTGATTAGTGAATCGGAATCGATCCTTACCGCCGCACATTGGGCAGGGCGAGTGCTTGCCGTTGAGCAGCGCTCCATCGATGCCGAGCCGCTGGAGTATCTCCGGCCAGCGGTTCCGCGATAACTGCATGAGATCAGTCATGGTAGACGTCGAGAAAGTCGGCCAGCGTCATTCCGAACACGCCCGCGATCTGGACGGCCCGGGAGAGCTTGATGTCTTCGCTCTTTTGCCAGCGTGAGACTTGCTGCGGCGCAACGCCGATTTCTTTCGCTATGTCCGAGATTCGAGTGTGCGAGCTGGCTTGCGCTGCCCGGATCGCTTTGCCGAAATCTACGTTTTGTGAGATAGTGGTCTTGCTCATAATTTACTTTCCCCGAAGTAAGAGTAGTTGGCCCGACGCGGATTTATTCTCCTGCCGCGTCGGGCCTTTTTTCGCTAGAACGGTATATCGTCCCCGAATGTTTCAGTATTGTCGCTTTTTTGTTGCGTTTGCGCAACCGGAGCGTCCTTAGCCTTAAACTTCAGATCGAACGATGGCGACCTTTCGTGATCGCTTTTGTTGCGAAACACATTCACCCAGTATTGCTTACCGTCGATCTCGCAGTCGCCTTTCAGCACCATGTCCTGATCGTGACGCTGTTCGTGCTTCCATAGACCGCCGCGCAGATTGTTATCATATTCGCTCATTTTACTTTCCCTTCATTTTGGTTACATTTTCGTCGATTGTCTCGACCGCTTTAGTGACTATCGCCTCAAGTTCGGCGATATACTCTTCATCCCGCGTCACTCGAATGAGTAGCGGTTTGATCTTTTCGTGATAGGCCAGAAAGTCTACCCATTCTCTCTCGCAGATCCAGAGCTGGCCCATTACCTGCGCTTTATACTCCGGCGGGAGTCTATTCTCGCGCAGATACTTCACCATCGTGTGCGGCTGCGGGCACTTTATCTCCAGCATCCCGTCGGCCCCGACCAACCCATCTGGACTAGCTCCGGCTTCGATAGTGTCGTGCAAACAGAGGCCGATCTCTGTGACCTGCCGCTCGTACATGAACTCGTAATACTCTCGCGCTTTCGGCTCTGTGTCGATCCCGTGCTGCATCGCAGCGGTCGTCGGGATGAACTTAGACTCGCCAGTCAGTTTCTCAGCGATCAGTTCGTCTATATAAGCGTCAGCAGATGCCGCTCTCTTCCCGGTAGCCGTGATTAGCTTGCCGAATGAGCTGGCGGTAGGCACGCCCCGGCGAGCTTCGTACCAGCCCTCAGTGCGTTGTTCGTGTGGAATTATGCGCATTCTCTTCTCCCGTATATCGGCTTTCGATGTGTTTGCAGATGTCGACGAAATAGCTACGCTCGAACTCCGTCCAGTCTGCCGTGAAATAAGTCACTAGCAGGGCCAGCCGCTTGGCGCGATGCTCGATCTCTTCGTACTGCTCCAGATCCGCTTGAATCGCTTCGACGGCTTGATGGAAGTGCTGATAGTCCGAGATGAATGGCGCGTGCTGCTCCATGTTCTCGTGCAGCTCTTCGACGCTGATCTCCATTATCTGGGCGATCTCGTCTGCGTATAGAATCTTTTCGTCGTCACCCATTAGCCATTCCCTTTTTGGTCTCCAGTTTAGTGACCGCAATATCAGCCTGAACGACGTTCATGTCGGCGATCTTTTCGACTTTGAAATAGTCGAGAAAGACTTTCTCATCCGAGTCAGTCTCTTTAATCAAGCCGATGATCTTGTCTAGCGTATCAACGTCGATCTTCTCTTCGAGCGCGGCTTTCTGCTTTTTCTCCAGCTCGGCAGCTTTGTCGGCTTCTGCGCTCGGCAGATCTTCGCCCGCATAGATGTAATGCCCGAGACCGAACATCGCGAGACACTTAACCAAACAGCGCATTTTCGCTTTGTTGACTTGGACGCAATCCGGATTCGAGATCGCCTGATTCTTGAAGTCCATTACTGGTAGCCACATTTGGCGAGATAACCCGTCGATCGTCACAGTGCAGTAGACCATCACCGAGCCGTCGTTCCGCGCTTCGGCGGGTTCTTGGAAGGAATACTCGGCTTGCGGGTAGTGCTCCATAAGAGTACCCCATGCCCACGCCCAGCTTAGAAAGCTGAGATTCTGCTTTTTCTCGATGCGGTCGGTGACGTCGACCTGAGATAGCGTCGCCCAGATGGACGCGAATGTCGTCTTTTCGCTCATGATAATCTCCCGATTTCCGGCCAGCGGAATGCCAGCCGTTCGGTCGATTATACTAAAATGAGACTATAGTGCAACGGTATTGATGCGGATTTGTGGCTGGAGTGTTAATAAGTCCAGATGTGCGGTCTGGGCGCGTTGACCTCCAGATCGGTCGCTACGTCCAGATGAATGAACCGAGAGTCGCCCTTCTGGTTTACCCCGATGCCGTTGAATAGCCCGGAGTTCAGCGCGTGCCGCAGTAGATGGATCGCTTCTTCGTGACTGACCGCTATATCCACGGCCATCCCCAGACCGTGAGAACCGACGAAATCTTTGTGTTTCTCGGCAGGATGAGACGGGCAGCGATAGCCGGATGTGACGATAAACGGGAACTCGCAGATCGTGCGCAGCGCTTGTACGGCATCGAGCAGCTCGTCGGAGATTTCGGCCCCGGTCGAGTCGCACTTGCCGCACTTGCATCTGAACTCGCTGCGCGTGAAGTTCCGGTAGGCTAATTTAGCCAGCATTGATGAACTTCGCCACTGCGCCTTCGATCGATTCGTTGATGAACTCGTCGGCTTTGTCGACCGCTTCGTCGGCGATGTCCGCGTACTTGGCCGCAGTGATTACCGCAGTTTTCACCGCTTGGAACTTCTCCGAACCCTTACCGGATTCCGGGAGCTGCT